GTTTAATTCCTTTCTTACAGATGCTATCTGTGCATCCAGTTCTGCTAATGAACCAGCAGGAATAACAGGCTTTACAGGTAACTTTACTTCTGTCTTATTGGTGGTAGTTCCTGTGAATACTTTAAATCCTTCCAATGATTCTACTGACTTAAAACCTTCCATCTTAGCCATACTGTTATTATATTCATTGGCAGTTTCATTATATTCTCTGGCTGTACTCTTTAATGCTGAATTTAACTGGTAATACTGCTGAATCTTTGCAGCTATATCCTTTAATTCATCATCACTATACTTTTCCAGCATAGTATGAATAATAAGATTCTGCTTCTGTGATTCAGCTAAAGCATCCTTCTGTTCCTGTGACCAGTCCTTTCTTTTAGCATTAGCTTGATAGTTAGCTGTACCATTCTTAGCCCTAGATTTAACCTCATCCCTCTTAGCAGGGTCTAACAAATCCGCTTCAAATGCTTTAAGCATATCTTCCATAGTTACAGTAATATTAGCATTCGTTCTAGCTTCAACAGCTTTAGATGCTGAATTAATAAGTTCTTCCTGTAACCTAATGTTAGCTGCTTGTTGTTCCTGTAGTGTTATTCTCCATTTATCAAAGGCAGCATTCCTTTGGTCAGCAGGTGCAAACTTATTCTTAGCTATATATTGTGCATCCGCTATTTCCGACTGGCTCTTAGCACTGAATACACCATAACTAATTTGTGTGTTTCCTAACTGGTCTAATGCAGCATAAGCTTCCTTAGCCTTATCTATCATATCTCCCAGACCAGTAAGAAAGTTGGATAGATTTCCACTACCCAAGCTATAAAAGAACTCATCCACAGAAGTTTTTAAAGCAGCCATATTACTGGCTGTCATATCGCCTAAAGTCTGACTGGAATTAAGAACCTTATTAAATGCTTCTCCAGCAGTCATAGCTATACCTAGAACACCAGCAAATCTTCCTATAGTGGCTGTGATATTCCTGCCTACCTGCTGAAACTGTTGTACTTGTTGTGTGGAACGTCTTATATTATTATCGAATTGACTACTATTAAGAAGTAGTCTGGTTACTAAATCAGCCATATTTAATTGTGTATTGTATATTGTTTAGCTTTCTCTTTCAATCTCTTAATATCTTCATTACTAATAGATGTTTCTTCTGTAGTATCATTATCCCAAGTAAACTGCATTATATCAGTAGGCTTTAATTTCTTGGTACTGTTACATTGTGCAATTACATAAGCTATCATTCTAGCCTGTTCCCAGCTATTCCTGTCCTTCTTATGTAAATTGTTTATCAATGGTTCTAACTCATACATCTGCATCTTGTCTAGTACATATTCTGGGTCTAGTCCACCTTCTATTACTAAAGTTGAATATATCTCCTTAGTGGTTAGGACTTTTTTTTAGCATCTGCATTATTAGTAATAAATAGCTGTTGTTTCTCCAGTTCCTTCTTTAAGAAGTTCTGGAACTCCAGCATAATACTCATATCTTCATCTATGGATTCTATCAGTTCTTCAAAGGTTAGTGAACTGTCTGGATTATTAGCCAGTAAGACACAGTAGAAGAATAGATATTCATCTGTGATAGTCTTTAACTCAAATGCCTTACCTGTAATCTGTTCATAGATAAATAAGGCTCTAAGAGTATATTTCAGTTTGTAGTTTTGTCCTTTAATAGTCATATTAATAAGTATTAAAAAAAGAAGCCTTTACACCTCCATAACCTAGAGATATAAAGGCTCTATATTAAGCAGTAGCAGCCTTTGTAAGTGCTCCCACGCCTTCAAATGAAGCTGTAAAGGTTGCATTATCACCATTAGGTGCATTGGCTTCAAGTGCTGTAATAATAACATTACCCGAATATGTTCCAGTAGTGGCTGGCAACCATCCCCCTTCTGGCACTTCGTCCTTCTTTGTTGAATAATCTTTCTCCAAGCAGAATACAGCCTTAATAGGTGTTCTGGCTGTCAGCTTATCAAATAACTGGTCAAAAGTCATACCTTCACCATCATTAGAATAAAGGTTCTCGGTACTACAGTTCCAGCTAATCTTTCTAGCAGCCTTAGCTACCCATTTACCACCGCTATCCTTAGAAGTGGTTTCTACTGTTTCTACATTTATACTTAGTTTGTGGCTAGTGGCAAATGCTATAGACTTATCGTCAATAAATAGCATTAAGTCACCACCGTTAATTACTTGTCCTGCCATTTGTCTTTATATTGAATGTAAGGTTCTGAATGAATGTATCTTCTATATAATCCTCATCTGCATTTGTCATTCTAATATCGTGTATGTTAATACCAGAATAGTTACCCTTCTTACCTTGTAAGGCATCTTTAACCAAGTCAGCAATTTCTATAGATTCATTGTACTTATCAGAAGCTATAACCACTTCCACATAAGTATTTTCACTATATATAAACCTATCCTTACTATCAGATGGTTCTATACCTGTTCTTCTATAAACAATGAATGGAAATGTAGTACCTGTATCAGCTATTAAAGGGTAAATTTTATGTTCTACACTATCTATAATCTTTGCATCATTACTAAGGATATTATAGATAGCTTTACCTACTTGTAAACTCATCGTCTGGTTCTATTTGCTATTCTCTGAATTGACTGACTTATAAGGTTATCCATATTATCAAAGATTTCCCTTTCCTTATTGGCTTTAGCTGTTCTAAAGAAATGTGCTGCATTAATACTACCTCTATTGGCTGCTGCTCTCTGCCTTCTAATAGGATTCCGACCTCTAACAGATGCAGTATTACTACCAGTGGTTCTTCTAACTCTAGTACCCATTTCAAAGAACTTTAATCTAAAGTCCCCCATAATATGTACCTTAGCTTCTTCTCCGTTTCTATCAGCATTAGCTTTGATTCCACTTATTAAGGTCTTACCATTCCACCAGTTTCTACTAGAAGCTGCTCTGCCTAAAGTCTGCCTTAGCTGTCTTTTAGTTTCACCGACTAAGATACCAGCACCCTTTCTTAAAGCACTTCTATAGACCTGTCTTTGCTGTCTACTAGTCAAATCTGCAAACATAGAAGTAACCTGTCTGGCATCTACTTCTATATTATTCATTTATCAATTCAGTTACTATAGTTATTGATTGCTTATATAATTCTCGGTTAATACTAAGAATCCTGTACTTATTGCCATTCCAAATAATTCGCATTTGCTCATTAACTTTGTGATATAGCCTTATAGTAAAGGTAACTGTATAGCAGTGGATTATTTCATTATTCTGGTTCTGTCTGTTTCCAGAATTATAAGTAACCTGCGCTCTGGTATTTATAGCATCCTTCCAGTCTATACCATTAGCCCCATATACATCTTTTAGTGTTATAGGTTCTTGTATGGTAATTGGATAATTTAATAGTCCTGCCCTCATTTTATTTCATAGTGTTTATAAAGTCCTATAAGATATTCATAACTATAAGGCAGTTTAACTACCGTACCAAATGCTACAGGCTCTCTATTAGCATATAAGTTACCTATCATTAGTAACATAGCGTGAATTATAGCAGGTGGTAAAGTACCACCTACTTCTAATTCATCTAAAGCTATGTCTAAATGTTTAGATACTGAATCCTCTGCTACAGCTATTAAGTCCAGAATGTACATATCATCTGCCCTAAAATCCTCATCTACTAGCAGGTGTTTCTTTGCTTGTTCTAAAGTTATATACATAGCTTACTACTTATTAAATAGACTATAATTAGGCTTTTAAAACCTTCTTCACAAAAGCATCTGCCCTTCTAGGCTTAGCATCAAAGTAAGCATTGATAACAAGTCTTACTTTACCGTTAGCAGCCTGTGTATATGGGTCTACTGTTAAATCAATTCCACCCCATTGACCGATAACCAAATCAGCGAAGTTACCATAAACAATACCCTTACCTGCAACAGCAGAAGTACAAAGAACTGGATAACCGTTTACCTCATTACCTTCCATCAGATACTTACCAGTATCAGTACCCTTGTCAGTAGTCTTTAAATCAGCCTTAGCAGAAGGTGAAACAATAAACTTAATATTACCTCTTACATTCTTAGCTTCCAAATCAGCTTCCATCTTAACAATATCTTTGTAAGTCACATTAGCTGCATCAGCAGTAACACCATTAAGCATACCAGCAGGTTTCTTTGCATCACCAGCTTCACTACCCAAAATAGTAGCTTCAAGTTTGTTAGCAATAGCTGAAACAATATCTCTCTTTAGCATTTCCTCAGCAGAATTAGAATCTTGAATTAAGAATTGCTTAGATACGTCGATATATGCAGTAAGTCTTTTAGGCTCTAGGTTTACTTCTGAGAATGTACCACCGCCATTAGAAGCAGCATCAACTTCACCAGCCCAACCTACATTTGAACCAGAATAAACAGGAATAGAAACATTACCTACAAGTCCAGTCATATAAGAAGCACCTGCTTGTGCCAATACTAAACTTGCTCTCAATGGTTCAAGAATACCCAACTTATCTTCTGCTACATTCTCCTGTCCTGCTGTAGCTACAGTAGCTTTAATATCACCTCTTTCCTCGATAGGAAGTACAATCTGTCCGCTATAAGATTGACCTGCCTTTCTCATTTCAGCGATACCAGCAGTTACTACTTCCTGTGCTCTCTCGTCTAATTGTCTGTTATTGGCTACATCATTGATAGCCTTTAAAAGTGAAAACTTTTCCTTCATAGTATTAGTTGTATGTGTTGTTTGTTTAAGATTATCTTCTTCAATCTTCCTAATCTGAATATCTATATCTGCCACTTCTTTAGTAAGTGCATCAAATTCTACCTGCTCGCCAGCATTTAGCTTTCTTACTTCCTTCTCAGCACCAGATATAATTTCCTCTGCTCTCTTTTGAAGCAGTTCCTTTTTGTCCAGTAGTTCTAAGGTGTTCATTAGTTTAACTTACTCCTAAGTCCAGCGAAGTAATCTTTTAAATCCTCGCTCTCTAAATCCTGCATCTTTCTTAATGCTACAGATGTATCTGGGTATGCTTCCTTATATACTGGTGATACATCGAATAATTCTTTGAAGCTATTGATAGTTCTTAAATAGCTACCATCTTCCTTCTTAGTCCAAGTATCTTTACCGATAGTAAAGGCAAATGAAGAAGTACTAATATCACCCCTTCTAAGACCTTCTAACAGTTCATCACCTAAAGCAGTGTTAGGTGCTTCAAACCTGTATTTAAGTCCAGTATCATCTATAGTTAATTCTAGGCTTCCAGTACCATATTTAGACCTGGCTAATATACCTCTATCCTCATTGTGATTCAGTAAGCATAGTATATCAGACTTTTCTAAAATACCTTCTAAGGCTGTAGGTTCTATTACTTCAGTAAAGCCACCTAAATCCCTAGACTGCTTACCGAATACTAAAGCATACCCTTCTACAGTCCTAGAATCCATCTTTACAATTTCATTACAGTTTCTTAGTTCTCTCATTGTGTTGTTATTATTCTAATAGAATCCAACCTGTATTATCTATTTGATACTGTAATGCTGCTACTTGCTCTTTAAGCAGTCTGTTCTGTTCCTCTAAAGATGTAACATATTGTCTTAGTGTGGAATCATCATAGTTACTAAGACTAGCTAGTTTTTCTTTCTCTGGTGTTGTATAGTCATTAGTAGATAACTGTTTGCCTTCCACTTTATCTACTTTAATATTGACAGCTTCTCTAATATCTGAATCATCATAAACAGTATCAGTAAATTTAGCATTAGCAGGTACATCACATTCTACTGTATGTCCGTTTACAGTATCAGCATTACCACCATCAGCAGGAACTTTAGTAGGAATACTATCCTTTACCTTCTTTAGTTCATCCTGTAAATCGGTCTGCTTAGTAATATCACCTTCTATAGTACCCCATACAGCATTAACTGTACTACCAATCTTGGCACTGATTCTATCCAGTTCTAATACTCCTTCTTTAGTTGCTCTCTGTAGTTCCATTACTTCAAATAATAATTAGTCTGCCCTTTAACTACCTCATCATAATAAGCATCATTAAACATAGCATTAGGACTTTTAAAGCTGTAGCTGTAATAGATTAGTCCAGATTGTAGCTTATCTAGGTCAGATGAATTAATAACCGCCTTATCTATTCTATCTTCTTCCACTATACCAGTCAAATCACCACCCTTAAAACTACATTCTATAAACTCTGCTGGGTTTGTGGTGTAAAGTCTAAGTATAAATTCAGAAGTGTTTCTTACCCTAAATGGAATACCGTCCTTATCTTCCAACTTAATATTGAATACTAAGTCAGTTCCCTTGTAAATTGTCTGTATCATTGATTATATTGTTATTAGATGGAATGTTATTAGCAGCATTTTTAATCTCCATTAGATTCACTTGTACGAAATGGGAATCTCCACCATCTACAGCAGGTAAATCCAACTGCTTTCTAATCTCATTGGCACTAACCACACCGATATTAAATAGTGTATTGTAGTAGTTTGCTAAAGATTGTTTGTCTGCTCTTAGTAATACAGAAGTATCAAATCTTACATCTATTCTACTTCTTTCAGAAGGCTTGTACAGCTTCCTTTCAAACTCTAATTCTATCTTCTCTAGTAATGGTGATAATGTATCAGTAAGAAAAGCCAGCTGGGTAGCCTCAACAGTACTATAACTGCTCTTGGATAAGTCAAATGCTTTTACAGGTGATACCCCGAAGAACCTACAAATATCAATTACATTAAACTGTCTGGTTTCTAATAGTTGTGCATCAGCAGGATTCACTGTAATAGGCTGGAAATCCATATTACCTTCTAATACAGCTACTCCATTAGGTGTACCAGTAGTAGGACTAAAAGCAGTCTGCCAGCTAGTTTTTAAGTCTGCCTTCTGCTTACCAGTTAAAGTAGATTGTACTTTAAGAATACCAGCCAGATTAGCACCACCTTTAAAGAATCCTTGCGCGTGTGATTCGGAATCTGTAGCCAGTCCCAAAGTCTGTCTGGCGTGTTGTAAAGTACTGATTCCAGTAATACCATCATAACTAAAGTTCAGTATATGAATCATATTACAAGGCTCTACCAGTCCTTTAATACCTACAACACTATATTTAATTCCGTCCTTCTGTTCAGTAATAGTAACATAATCTGGCTGTAAATAATGAAGTGCTACTGCATCTCCTTTAGCATCTCTTTCTATATAAGCATATCCATTGCCTTTAAGCAGTGTGCTTACTATCAAAGTCTTTATAAAAGTAAACCTGCTCATCTTATTGTTCGGCTCTTTGTTCAGTAAGTAGTAGGTAGGATGCTTAATAAACTTCTCCTTATAACCAGAATCAGTAATATAATATGGCTCTAATGGAAGCTGTGCTACTGCATCACTAATAACATCTACACACCTGTAGACTGTAGATAATAACATAGCCTTATTAGTGGTATAGCTGCCATTCATATTATACATTAAGGAATCACAGAATAACCCTCTGGTTTCCTGTTCTGGTTCTTTCTTTTTAAACCAATTAGTAAAAATTCCCATTAAATAGTCAGTATTTCATTTGTGTAATGTGGTGTTCTCAGATACATACCTAAAGCCTGTATCATTGCTATAGTTCCATCTATCTTCTTCTTATCTACTGCCTTATTCGGTTTAACATTACCATTATAATCAGACTTCAAAGTAACATTTCTAAAGCAGTACCTATTTATTTCATTGTTATCAATAACTGCCTTACCAGATAGTATCAGCCTTTCCAGTTCTCTAGTAGGCATATTAAAGTTACCTAGTGTTTGTGGATATTCTTCTAATGGTAATCCCTGCTCTGTAGAATCTATAGCCCATTGTGTAGCATTATACTTGTCATATCCTACAGACTGGATATTAACTACATCAGCATATCTAAGCATATCAGTAGTTATATAGTCATAATCGGTAACATTACCACTGGTAACAGTAAGATACCCCTGCTGCTTCCAGTATTTGTAAAGTTCCTTATCTGCCTTATCCTTTAATGCCGATTCTGGAAGATAGTAATGTGTTTTGAAGTGGTAAGTACCATCCAGTACTACTAAGTAGGCTACAGCAGTCAAATCCGAAGTAGCAGCTAAATCCACACCTACATAGCAATCCATACCAGCAAACTTATTAAGGTCTACTTCCTGACTGCACTTAATAATATAGTCCTCTGGTAGCCACACATTAGAACTGTCACACCATAAATTCAAAGTCTTAGTTTTAACTCCGACTTCATCAGCAGGGTTATTTATTGCCTGTTGTACCTGTCCTCTAATGTATTTGGAAGTTACTGTAATATCCAAGTTTGGTGCACATTTAACCCAGTTCTTTTCATCTCTCCAATCATCATCAGCATCTAAAGAATAGATAGCTATAAACATTTCATCATCTACCTTTAAGCCATTAAGCACCTCTATAGCTACGGTTCTTAATTGGTAACAGGGTAAAGTTTTATCGAAGCCAGCAGTAGTAATAGTACAAAGATGTGGATTCATCCTCATCCCCATACTGGACTTAATAACATCACGTACTTTACTATTCTTAGCAGCGTGATATTCCATTATATTCATACTTGTTCGTTAGGCAAGTACCGTCTGGTAGGTAGTTATCCCACAAAGACCGCTCTAAGTTACCTTAGAGTTTAGACTATATCTTAACTTGACCTTTTCCCTTTTCATTAGTGTATTTTACACTAGGCTTAAAACCATCATAATCACATACCTTACACCAAAAGAATCCATAAGCTGCTCTTTTATAACACATTGCATTCCCAATGTTAGATTGTTTATAACCTAATTCTTTTGCAGCATCACTAGCAGACTTCCATTCTTTAATAATGTTCAGTTTTGTATCTAATTGATAAACAGGCTTTTTGTGTCCTTCTGCACTTCTTTCCATAGATGATTTACTTCTCATATCAGCAGTTATAACACCAGCACCACCTTTGGAAATATTAGTAAGATTACATCCAATACTTTTATAGGCTTTTATATAGTATTGTTCCATACCTTCCCATTCACCGTTTGATACTTCATCTATTTGTTCTATGATTGGTTTTAAATCTTTTTGAATCAAAGTTCTTATCCATTTACAAACGTGTCTGCACTCATTATGCTTAGCAGCGTTTATATGTTGTGATAATCTTTGATTTAAACTCTGAATTGTTACCCCTACATATCTAACCTCATTGGTTGTAGGGTCTGTTAAGGTGTAAACTTTCATATATTAAGATTTTAATTATAACTATGAAAGTTTGTCAAGTCCTCCCCATTTCCACCCACTTGGGTGTACTCTACTCACTTCCATCTGTAATAGATGTGTTTTCGATAGTCGTTGAGCCTTCATCTTATCTCTAAGATGCTTGGTTTCTGATTGTCCTTAACTACACGCTTTATTAAGGAGTTCCCAGAAGTTAAAGGAGTTTTAATTGAACAAATCTTTATCCAATAAACCAAAGCTGGCATTAAATCCATCCAGCTTACTATCATCAGCAGCCAATACTTTCAACTTGGAATTAGTAAGGTTAAACAGAATATCAGCTCTATAGGCTGTAAGATACTTGCCTTTAGAATCCAGTCCCTTACTAAACTTGCTACACATATCAAAGGCTATCTTAGCCTGCTCTTTACTATTAGCAGCCAGTAATACTTCTGCACCATCTTCACCATCAGCTATTAAATAATACAAGCATAAAGCAGCAGCTAAAGCTGTCTTACCCTGCTTTCTACTTACTTCTATATAGCTGCTAGTATATCTTCTGGTAGTAGTTCCCTTCCAGTAGAATCCAACTATATTAGCTATTATAAACTGCTGCCATCCTTCTAAAGTGAATGGTTTACCAGAATGTCTACCTGTATAATGCTTCAATGTGCTAATGAACAGAATGGCTCTATCTACCTTGTCCTCTTTAAATTCCAAATCATCCCTTTTAAGGTCATTCTGGAATCTCTTACAAGCCAGCTTAATAGTTTCACCAGCTATTATTTCACCATTAAGAACCCTACTACAATATTCATAGTAAAGTTTGGTATTCATTACCTAGTTTCCTTTCCTTCCTTTATAAACTGCTCAAATGGGTTATACCCGTCCTGTTCTACTTTAGGCAATTTAGTTCTAGCCTTGGCTGTTAGTCCGAACTCCAGCATAACTTTCATAGCCTGTGTTTGAGCATCTTTAGCAATCTTAATAGCTGGGTGCGGTGCAATGTTACCCCTATCACTGGTAACAGTCAAACCTTCATCTTCTAACTGTTTGGATGCCTTAATGAACATACTGTAGTTTCTAGCCAGCATTGTTAAAGCTGCACTATCCACATTCTCTAACATACCAGTACTATCTAGCTGTTCCAGTACATTCTGCATATAAACTTTAGCATCCTTTTCAATGTCCTTTGGAATAGTGTAATTTATCATATTATAGTCTATTTAATTTTTATAATTTATAAAGCTATGCAATGGCTCTAATTGACTTATAATCACTATAATATAATTATTAAAGAATGTGAATTATTTATTTGGAAGTCTGTTAAGATGTTAGTAAATTTGTAATATAATTAAAGGCTAAACTATGGAAAGAAGAAGTAATTACCCAATAGAAATTAAAGCTAAAATAGACCTAAATACTGACCTGCTACTAACGGAACTACAGCAATTACTAGGCAAAGACAGGTCTAAACTACTAAGATTGATAATAGCAGATTTCTTTAATAGAAATATTGATATTATAGATGAACATACTAACCACAAATCAGATAAAGCACCACTGATAGAAGCCATACTAAAAGACTTCTTCAATTATAACAGGGAAACCATTAACCAGTACATTAAATTCAAGAATGATAAGACCACCTAAATCAGTCCTACTACAATATGTTTATGATTACGGACTAGACAAAGCAGCAGCATTATTTCACATTGATACAGAAACAGCAGATAAGATAATTAACTGGAAGCCACAATATGACCAGTACAGCTACAATACAGTAATAGATAAGCCACTTCATAGAAATGCTTCTAAAATAGCTGATATAATAGCCAAACATTATCCCGAATTAGTAAAGCAATACACCACATACTATAAAGATACTATCTATATGTCCCAGACTGTAGAAGATTTCCTACAGAAAGCAGTAATAAGATGTATGGAAGTAGGGCTGGAAGATGTAACAGAAGAATCTGTATTAGAACTACTAAGAGTGCAATTCAATACTATAAGATGCTATGCTAAGAAGTCCAGCTATACAATGAATAGTAAATTAGCACCATTGGAAGTACAGAATGAAGAAGGTGAATACATAATACCATCAGAACTATATGCCATACCTAAAGAAACCGAATAAGCAGCCTTCCAGAACATTTAACAGGGAAGAAAGACAGAAGATATACCAATCTACCAAATGGAAGGAATTAAGACTAGCTAAGCTAATGCAGCAGCCATTATGTGAACTCTGTTTAGCCAAAGGCATCATTAAGCCAGCAGAAGATATTCACCACATAGATTCCTTTATGAATTATACTGGCACTAAAAGACTAGCCAAAGCATTTGACTTTAATAACCTTATGTCTATCTGTAAAGAGTGCCACGCAAAAGAACATCACTATGAACATTAAATTAAGCATACCAGTATTACAAGCATTAACCAATAATGAAGCATTTACTTACTTCTGCACATTAGTAGCCATTAGTAAGAATCCAGATAGTACTATTAAAGATATAGTAAGAATAACTGGTGTTAGTGAAACTACCATCTTTAACCATCTAAAGAAGTTTGAAGAAGTAGCCAACCTAACAATAGATAGAACTGGATGCAGTAATAAGTATAGCTATACAGAACCTACCAAGTTCTTTGTAACCATAGATAGCAGCCTGTTAGATACAGATGTAGATAGAAATGTTATCGGCTTCTTAATCCGATTCAAATGCTGGTCACGAATAGCATCCAATATTGTAGACCTATCTCTAAATAGAATAGTTCACGAAATAGGGGTACAACATAATACAGTATATTCAGCTTTAGAAGCTGGTCTAGTAGAAAGGAGTGATAAGAAACTTTACTTTAAGTTCATTCATCCATCACTTTGCATACTGTAATACAAGAATATAGCTGTTATAACATCCTCAATATAAATTTTAAAATTTGTTACAATTAATTTGTATATGTCAAAATATTTCACTATCTTTGTATTACAATAAATGAAGGAAACTATCATACTGAAACATAGATTTTAATTCGATTATCTAAGTGGACTGGCTAGCTGATTAGCCAGTTCTTCCACTTAATTCACATCTAAGAATCACAAAGTTATTACCGTAGGTACCTTTTTAGCATATTTTAGGTACTGATTGTTAATTATTCATCATAATTTTAAGTTTGGGTTAGTTAAGCGTAGAATAGTAAGCGTAGTGATACGCTTATTATTTTATTCTTAGTGTGACAAATTTTGGTAGCGAAACCTCAATCTTCTATAGAAAGAATACCCAAAAATGTCACACCCATAATTCAAACTCCAGATGCTTCTAAACTCCAGATTTTAAACCGACTAACTAAACAAACAATTTACAATTATGACAAACATTATTATTACTAAAGAGTACAAGTATTTAGGTGAATATCCATTATTCAAAGAGAATGGTTTACCAGTAGGATATTTAATAGATAAAGGTAAAGTAGGATGTGGCGGAACATCTATAGCTTTGGAAGATAATAAAGATACTATTATATGTGTTCCCTTTGTATCACTTATAAAGAATAAGATGCAGAAATATAATACAGATGGTAAGGTTAATGTACTAGGTGTTTATGAAGGTGTTACTACATACGAAATTAGAGAATACCTAAATACTAAGAAAGGTGCTAAAAAGATTATGTGTACTTATGATAGTTTAGCTAAAGTGGCTGGTATTACTGGTTATAACTACTTCTTACTAATAGATGAACTACATCTGTTATTTATCCAGTATGTTTTTAGAAACAAGGCTGTAAGAACTGTACTAGATGAATACAGGAAATTTAAAGAATGGTCATTCTTAACAGCTACCCCTATTGAATATGATTTAATGCTGGAAGAACTAAAGGATATTCCGACCTTTAAGATAGACTGGGAAGATAAGACTGAAGTAAAGGTAAATGCAGTACAATGTAAGTATGTAGGTGCTACAGTGAAGAAAGTTATCAATGATTTCTTAGAAGGTAAAATATTTGGTAATGCCCACTTCTTTGTAAACTCGGTGGAATTTATTGCTACTATGATTAAGAACTGTAACCTTACTAATGAGAATACCAGAATCATCTTTAGTAAGAATAATGAAAGCTATAAGCATACTTGCCAAGGTGTTACTAATGGTGAAACTACTGACCCTGTAAAGAAGATAAACTTTTATACTTCCACCTGCTTTGAAGGCTGTGATTTATTTGATACAGAAGGTAAAATTTATATTATCTCTGAAAGCACTAAGGCACAAACCTTAATGGATATTAGTACACAGGTAAGACAGATAGCAGGTAGAATTAGAAATACCCAGTATGCAGATACTATTACACATCTTTATAAAGCTACCAGATACAATACAGACCTTACTTATGAAGAATATAAGCAGGTAGTTCTGGAAGAAGAACAGAAAGCCAAATCATATATTACTAAGGTTAATAGTGATAAGGAAATTAAGGAAGGAACTAAAGAAAGTATCTATCATTACATTTGGAAGGATGAAGATACTGGTGAATTTGTATTTGACCCTAATAGGATGAAACTGGATATTTATAACTTCAAGGTACTTAACCATACATATAGTTTACAAATCAATTTAAGTACTGAATATAATAAGGCTGGTATGGCTGTAGGATGCAGTACAGATAAGACTTCTGATAAACTATTAAAGAATGATTCAGCCAGAACTACCTTTAAGGATGCTATAGAAGAATATGATTCTATAATACAAAGAAAGGAAAGTATGGTATTCAGTCTTACAGATGGTGACAGATTAGCCTTATTAAAGAAGAAGTATAGCTATATCAAAGATGCTTATGAACTACTAGGTATGGAACAGATTAGGGAACTTAAATATCATACTTCACATATTCAAAGACTTCTTATTAGTATCTCCGAAAAGATGGATAATAAAGCTAAAGTAGCTAAGTTACTGCTTACTATTCCTGCATTTAGAATCGGTGAATTTATTCCTTCTGCTGATATTAAAGATTGCTTAAATAGCATCTATGGCACATTAGGAATTAAAGGAAAGGCTAGTATTAAAGACTTTGAAGAATATGCTACTATTAAGGAAGCTAGGAAAAGAATAGATGGTAAGCAGGTAAGAGGTTATATTATTCAGTACATTAAAATTAAGTAAGCTATGGTTATTGACTTTACACCCAGTACAAAAGAATCAGAAGAAGCTAGAATATTAAAGCTAAAGGAAGATGCAGTAGAAGCTGGTATTAAAGCTAAGGAAATTTTAAACAGCATTGGAATTAAATACATCATCCGACTTTATAATGAAGGTGGTTGTATTAAGTTTTACAAAGATTCAAAATGTATAATGATGGCAGGTTTACTAGCTGGCACTAATGAACTAACAGCTAATTTCTCTCTTTATTATAATGCTACTAAACTTAAAGACAGGAAAAGATTTAAAACTGTAGAAGAAAATGATTTCCTTACAAATATACTACTAAACCTTTATTCTCAACTACAATAATCAGACCTAAGATAGTGTTTAAATGAATTATTAAAATTATTGTAATTTAGCTTTGATATGTAAAATATTATTATTACATATGCAATATGATAAAGAGTTAAATGGGAATGGCTTTATCATTCTGGTTAGTGAGTAATTTAGTTCTATTTTACTACTAATCAAAGTAATAATACTACAGATACTTCTAATACAAAGATTCTTCTTATAGATTATCCTACTACATAGATTCTATCAATTTATTTACACACCAAATTCTGTATTTAGATTTACTATCTTATAGATTATCCGAACATAAAGATTATTGAGATTCGTTATTCATTCAGTAAGGTAGTCTGTGAAGATAGCCTTACTTTACTTTGATTATTAACTACTTAAACTATATATACTATGTTTACAACCTTTGTATTACTAACATTCTTAACAGTTCTAATGTATTTCCTTATTAGAATTGTAGTAAATGAGATTAAGCAACATATCACAGAAGAAACAGATAGGGTTATTAAGGCTATTAAAGATAAGAACTATGTGGGTAGATGAAGAAGCAGTTATATCAGAATCAGATGAAGCATTAAATATACTAAGTGAATGAAACGTATGTCAGAACAAACTATTAACGCAATTATTAACTACTTAGTCCAGCAACCTTATAAAGATGTGGCTGGACTGTTACAGATGGTACAGCAGGATTTACAAACTAAAGAAGAACCTGCTAAGGAAGAATAACCCATTAGCCTGTAAATGATATATGGTTAATGTGAATGGCTAATGATTTATGTATAATGGAATACAGGCTAGTACAAACTACTAGCTTAAATGGATAAATTCGATGAATTAGAACTAAATGGAAGGGAACTATTAGAATCATTTTTAATACAAGTGGGTGCTACCAACCTGCATCCTACAGAAGATAAGTTTGCACCAGTGGACTACTATTTTACTTATAAGGATAAGAAGGTAGTAGCCGAAATAAAGGTAAGAGATATTAAGTATGAAGGCTATGATACTCACTTAATGGAAGTATCTAAATATAAGTCCTTAGTGAAGGATAAGAAAGATAGCCAGTCAGATACAGCATACTACATTAACTTCTTTACAGATGGAACTAAAGTTAATGCCTATTGGTATAGTACTAATACTGTTAGGAACTTTGGTACTATAGATTATAAATACTGTCCGACTACTACAGCAGCCGATAATGGTAACTACTATAAGAAGGTTATTATGATTCCTTCTAATAAGGCTCAAAGATTTACCTTAGTAAATGGTGAATGGTCTAAATCAATAAATAATGATTATCTTTGAAGCAATATTTTAATGTTATAAAATGGAAAGTTGGGAAATTGCATTACAAAAACGGCAAGCAATAGTAAATGATGCTATTAACACACTTGAATCAATTATTAACAATGGGATAACTAATATTCGCCTATATAATGGCAATGGATTCAATGGTTATCTTTTCAAGAGTGTGAATAAATGGTACAAATTTATTTATGTATTTAATTATGGAACAACTATAAAACTCCTTCAAGGAGATGAAGAGGAAGATATTAATACAGTATTGTTCCAGACTTTTAAAATAGTCAACAGGTCTTGCTGGATGCTTCAATTTAATAAAATATTAGATAAAGTAAAGCAACTATATATCCTACAAAAATCTGTAAATGGGCAAACTGTCAGATTTATAGATTTAATAGACCAATGTGAATCCATCGAGAAACTAAGTGAAGACATATTTACCTTAAAATTACAAAAACAATCAGCTAGAAGAAATTTATGCTTTGAGAGAATTAAAAATATTACTAATTACAAATATATAACGACACATCTTAATGTTAGTCATTATAAGTATAATGAATTAGTAAATATTATATATGAATCAGATGATGAATCTTTTATAAGCAGTGTATTTGATATGCTAAATGCTATATACTATCTAAACAAAGCATCAAGATGTATAACATTAGATAACATTATTAATTTGATTTCGGTAAAATAGGCACTGCCCGAATAAAAAATCTAACTAAATATAATTATCCCCAGCTTACTTTAATTGGTAGGCTGGGGGTTTGTTTTAGTATTCTATCACATAATTATTAATACTACAGATTTCCTTCATATCCTCAAAGGATGCAATAGCATCTAAATCATCTGGTTCATCTAGTAGAAGGCTAGCCATAGGAATATAGAAGAAGTTTCCCAAAGGTGCTGTAGAGGTCTTTAATAATCCGTTTTGCCACTGTGCTAAAGAAGATTGAATATACCAGCATCTTCTTTTGCTATTTCTAGGCTCAAACAGAATACAATAGTTAGTCTGTTTGGATTCTACTTCTAAAATCAGCCTAGCTTTGGTAAGCCTATAAGGTCTGATAACCTTAATATATTCCTTTATAAGTTCTTTCTTCTTTAATAGGTCTTGTTCTATTTTATCCAGAACTTCATCTGTAAAATCGGCTTCTTTAAATCTGGCTATATTACCTTCACAGATAGTTATTTCAGTATTAAGGAACTGGATTCTATTATTATAGCTATCTATTTCCTTATTAATAGCTTCTCTTTGCTCATTAAATATAGCTGTATCATCATCTTCTATATCCAGGAATAAGGCTACCAGTTTCTTCTTCTTAACATTTAACTTATCAATAGATTTAGCTATTACATCTAGTTCGTCCTTATAAGAAGCTAACTTCTGTTCTGCTTCATCAATCTTAGATTGCCTTTCTTCTAATGATAGTTCTTGTAGTGCTAGAATTTCTCTTTTGGTCAACTGCCATATAATGCTTTCTATATTATCCGCATTTAAAGTAATATCAGAAGTACATTCACTAAAGTTGTACTTACTAACACAGCAATAGTTCCAAATCCTATATCTTTCACCACTCTTATTAGCACTAGCAGTTTTACTAGTATAGGAATCACCACATATAGGGCAGGTTATTAATTTAACGTGAGTTCGAAATAAAAATAAATATATTTCACTTATAATTAGAAACATAGCGATAAAAGTATTAAATTTATAGTGCTGAATTATAACATTTAAACGATTACCACTATGTT